CCGATATTTATTCATTGGTTTCAGCTCTGGCGACTAGCGGGCTAGGTTATATTTACGAGGACGCGAGCGGGCTAATTAGCTACGCGGACTCAACTCATAGATCGATCGAGTTAGCGACTAACGGCTACACCGATTTAACGGCTAATCAGGCGCTATTTAACGGGCTTAAGATTCAGACTCGAGCGGGCGACGTCCGTAATGACGTAACTCTAAAATATAACACTAACTCAAATAATGAAGTAAGCGCCGAGGATATTAACTCGATCGACATTTACGGACGTTTAGCTCAGGTCATAACTACGACGATCAAACACTCAGCGGACGCCCAAGATCAAGCCGATTTTTATTTAACCCTAAGAGCTACACCTCAACCGAATTTACAGTCGATCACTTACCAGCTTACAAATCCCGAGCTGGACGACGCGGATCGCGATTCGCTTATTAAAGTATTTATGGGCTTACCAATAAGACTTAGCGACTTACCGCCAAACATGGCGTCCGGTACGTTTCTAGGATTCGTCGAGGGCTGGACGTTTAAGGCTGCTTATAATGAAATCTCAATTACTCTAAATCTTTCACCGATAAGTTATTCGCTTCAAGCTATGAAGTGGGAGCAAGTTCCAATCGGAGAATCGTGGAATACTATAACCGGAACTCTGACGTGGGAAACCGCGTTAGTCGTGGCATAAGGAGAAAACATGACAAACCCAACGAGTAACTTCGGCTGGCAAATGCCAACGCCGACGGACTTAGTTACCGACTTACCAGCCGATTTTGAGGTATTTGGTCAAGCGGTCGATACCGACTTCGTCGATCTATTAGGTGGAACGACTGGTCAAATTCTGTCTAAGACATCAAATACAGATTTAGATTTCACATGGATTACTAATGACGTGGGCGATATAACCGCAGTAAACGTGACTAGCCCAGTTACAGGTGGCGGCAGTTCTGGCGCTGTAACTATTGGAATTAACTCAGCTTCGACAAGCGCCGCGGGTGCGGTACAGCTTAGCGATTCGACTTCGACTACATCGAGCGTTTTAGCTTCGACTCCGACAGCTACTAAAGCGGCTTACGATTTAGCTAATACAGCTAATACAGCAGCGGGCACAGCTCAGACGACAGCTAACGCGGCTATCCCTAAGTCAACAGTTACAACAGCGGGCGACGTAATTTACGCAACTGGATCAAGCGCCGTCACACGTTTAGGACTCGGTACAGCTGGACAAGTGTTGAAAGTAAACTCAGGAGCAACAGCACCAGAGTGGGCGACGGCTGGCGGTAGTGATTTCGTTCTAATTAACACGACTCCATTCTCAGCCGTTTCATCGCAACAGGTGAACAGTATTTTCAGCAGCACTTATGACTCGTACAGAATTTTCTTACGATTTACCGCAATCTCAACAAGTAACGTCGATATCAAACTAGCTCTTAGAATTTCAAGCGATGTTGACGCAACGAGCGGAAGCATAATGATGTGTGCGCCGTCCGTTACAGGTGCAAGTGCTGTAGGTCGATTAGGCAGCGCCAGTACTACTTATCCGGGAATGTACACAGCTGTGTGCGATCTTATGTCGCCTAATTTAGGTGCTAAGACAAATGGAGTCGCTAGCGGTTTCTACGTCACTAACGTGGGATTTGAAACGGCTTACCTTAGCGGCTTCGCGTGGAATAACAATACTCAATACACAGGGCTAACAATTTCACCTAGCGCTGGAACAATGACAGGCACAATTCAAGTTTACGGCTACAAGGCATAGGAGCAAAAAATGACAGAGGACATTTACAAAGGTATCGACGGAGAACGCGTTAAACTTGAGGGCGACGAATTAGCTGAGTATTTAGCCAATGAAGCGGCAGCCATCAAGAAAGAAAAAGATCAAGCTAAAGCGGATAAGGCAGCCGCCGACGCTAAAGCTGCTCTCTTAACTAAACTCGGTATCACAGCCGACGAAGCGGCGTTATTACTGTCATGAAACTAACCAGCTATAACGGCTGGGAAGCTTCGGCTAAACCTGAGTCGATCCATGTCAAGTCTTACGCGATACCCGGGACGACTCTAAAGATTCGCTGCGCGGAAGCTGTAGCACCTTTAATCGTCGGATTCTGTAAAGAGTTTAACGAGCTGATCGAGCCGCTAGATGGTGGACAACTTGATGACTGGGGTTACGCATTCAGAAACGTTCGCGGATCAACTGATCGCCTTAGCAATCATGCGTCCGCTACGGCGATCGACCTTAACGCGACTAAACACGTTCTCGGAAAGATCGGGACGTTCCCAGCTGAGAAAGTTCCAATGATTCGCGCACTTGCTAAAAAGTACGGCTTATTCTGGGGCGGCGATTATAAGAATCGTCCGGACGAAATGCACTTCGAGATTAACGTAAGCCCAAGAAAAGTTCTAGAGCTAATCGAAGCTCTGGGGTTAGGAGAAAAGTAATGAAAGAGCTAAAGGCTATGGCTGCTAGTTATGGACGATCAGCGCTCGCAGGAGCGTTAGCCGTTTACATGACAGGCGAAACCGATCCCAAGAAATTGGCTTACGGGTTTCTCGCTGGCGTCGTTCCGCTACTAATGCGTTACCTGAATCCTAAGGACGTTACGTTCGGCGCTCAAAAGAGTGAACGCTAACGACTGGGCTGCTATGGGCGTGGCTATGGTCACGCTCACAGCGGCGTTCTTTACTGTTATTCGACACTTAGTTAAATATTACCTAAGCGAACTGAAACCTAACTCCGGGTCAAGCGTCAAGGATCAGGTTTCCAGACTCGAAGCTCGGGTCGATGAAATTTACACCTTGCTAATTAGCAATTCGACACGCCGTTAAATACGCGTAAGGCTTGAAATTGTCAGACATTTAGTTCACCCTATAACTAGGGAGCGAATAAGTCGTTCCCAGAATCGGGAGCTAACATGTTTACTATATTGGAATTAGCGGCGGTAGTTATCGCCTGTAGTGCTGGCTGGTTTCTAGTCGGCTGGAGTATTGGCTACAAGCAAGGCGTCAAAGATGGTTTTAACCGCGGTCGAGCAGCTGGCATGAGAGCAGCTACAGATTACGTTCGGAGCTTGTAATGGCGATCCCACTAGAGGGTTACGAGTCCGTAGCTGAGCGGATCGAAAAATTCTGGGTTAAATACCCTAACGGCAGAATCGACGTTAACATCGTATTTCAGGATGGCACTCGATACATCGTCCAGACGGACATTTACAAAGAGATCACAGACTCATTACCTTTCGCGACAGATTTCGCCGAGGAAATTAGATCGAGCGCTAATCGCTTTCCACTTGAGAACGGATCGACTTCGGCAATCGGTAGAGCTTTACATACTGGCGGCTTATCGAAGTTTAGCGAGAATCAAAATCGACCATCGTTTGAGGAAATGAAGCGAGTCGAACGTCCAGTCGTTGCCGCACCTAAAGAGGCGCTACCTAATGGCTCTTATGATCCATGGGCTGTCAATAACGTAATCGCTGACGTAGCTGGAACTTTGACCGGAACTAAATCTTGCGCTCATGGCGTGATGATTCGGAAAGAGGGAGTCGGAAAGACTGGCAAGCCATATAAGGGCTGGGTTTGCCCAGACAATGTTCGGACATGCGCGACATGGGAATAACAAAAATAACACTTACCAAGGACGAGGAAATTCAAGCGGCTGCGGCGGCTTTTATCTGTGAGTCTAAAGGCGTGGAGAATTACTATTTTCATGACCAGTCAGCTCGAGGCAATATTCATGAGTCTATTCGTCGTACAGCTGAGGCGTTAGGTGCTGAGATCGCAGCGGCTCGCTACTTCGGAATTACAGACTTTAAGCTTGAACTAGATAAGTTCAAGCTAAGAGCTGACATCGGTAATCGAATCGAAGTCAAGCATACGAAATGGCTAGACGGACATCTAATCCTGAGGGACAGAGATAGGGTCGAGGACTTAGCCGTTCTAGTCGTAGGCGAATCACCGATTTATTATGTCAAAGGCTGGATACCAATTCGAGCAGCTAAGACCAGTCGATTCAAGCATGATAAGGACGGCTCGTTCTGGGTCAGTCAACATAATCTCAATTCGATGGAGAATCTTAAGGAGAGCAATTATGGACAAATTGAAATTTGAGTGTCGGCGCTGTAAGCGCGAAACGCTACAGGTGGAACGAATAGTGACTGACTTACTTCCGCCCGGAGTTAAGACTCTCGAGTGCACAGTATGCGGCTCTCTGGGCGTATGCCTAGTGGGGAGCGATAATGCCTAGTTACCTTTACAGGTGCGATCAATGCGGCGGCGAGCTTGAGATGAGCCACTCAATACCGAGCAATAGCGATCTGTCGCCCCTATGTTGCAGCTACCCGATGGCCAGAGTGTTCTCGGCGCCAGCGGTTATCTTTCGCGGTACTGGCTGGGGAAAGGATAAGACATGAGCAATCCAGAGATGAAAACAATACTTCAGGATCTAAGAGAATATATTGCCAAAGATATTGAGTTTAAGTTCATGCCGTTACACGTTTGCGAAGTGTGCTGTAACGAAGCTGAGGGCGCGTTGGTGACCCGAATAATCGAAGCTATACGAGATGAGGACTAATGCCGTTCGATAATAAGCATTACCGAATCAGCGATCGCACTTATCTGGCGCTGTGCTGTAATGAAATTATGTTCAAATATACCTGTCGCAAATGCGGCGAGGACATGGGCTGCTATTACTGTTCGTTTAACTACGATGAAGCTCATGAGTGCGATGAATAGTTATCCACAGATTAAGAAAGTTATCCACACTCTGTGGGATTCGCCCAAGAATACGCTCATACTTGCAACCTATTTGACTGGGTCGGTACGATCCACTCTCTCGACGAGAGCCCGACGACGGGCTAGCTCGCGGCGAGCCTTACTAACGGGCGTACTATGTATAGCGGTGGCTATACCGAGTCCTACATGGGCTAGTTCTGTAACATCTAAGGACAACTATAAGCTTTACTTACATAGTCGAATAGTTAAAGATAGTTCATATCAGTGCGCATATAACTTATATATGAAAGAGTCTAAGTTCGATAGTAGAGCTGTTAACGGATCACACTATGGAATACCTCAGCTGCGTAACAAGAAGCTAAAGAACTTAGATGGTTACACTCAAATAGATTGGGGTATCCGGTACGTTGCTCATAGATATAAGGGCGACTACTGTCTAGCATGGCAACACTTCAAAGACAAGGGGTGGCATTAGATGGCTAGTGCTGTGGATAATGGAACGTCAAGTCAATGGGCGAAAATTAGGCAAA